TGAGACAGGACGATATGATGTGAACCACCAAATTGCTTGGCAATTTTTTTGACTTCTTTGACTACTTTTTCATGACCATTTGTAATCGGATTCATTCTTCCGAAAGCCATGACACCATGTTTTTCTTTCTGTTCTAATAGAAAGTCTTTAAATTTCATATCTCTCCGCCTCTACAGCAGTTGATTTCGTTTACTTCTTATTTATAATATCTTGGTATTCAAATGGTCGATCAGTGCATACTCCGAAGGGTTTTTTGGTTACCACTTCTTCAGGTTTCCAGTACCATTCCGGCATGACCATTATAGTCAAACTTCCTATAGGTTCTTTGCCTGGATAAGCCCAAACATATCTATAGTTTGTCAGAGTATAATCATCTTTGTGATGCCAGAAACAATGAAGTGACCTTGAAAGACAATACTCTAGAGCGTCTAAATCTTTACAGTGTATCCAAAGATGTTTCTTGTTTTCATTTAGAAAATCTAAATTAGTTTCATATTGAGGTTCATCATGACCAAAATACAATTTATTATCTTTCATCCTTAGATCGACCTCTACAGAAAACCCTTGCCGAATTGCTTCTAAAATGGCTTCAGGTTTGTTTTCTATAGAAGGATCAGGACCATTTAAATTGGCTCTATGTGATATTATTAGCATCGTTTTTAACTATCCAAAATTTTCTCATACCATGTCGCCAATCGCCTTTGTTTTGAATTGGCCAATCGTAAACATGAAAATGAGCAGCGTTTATATCAGAATCATCATATCTAGTATAGTTTGTCTGGTACATATTTAAGTATTTTTCCACCATAGAATAAGAGGGTCTTGAACCTAATTTTTGATCATTATAAGCCTGATCCCAACCACCGTGTTCAGTAACTTTTAATTCGAAATTAGGATCGTCACTATCACAAACTTCAGTTTCTAAGAAGATAATATTTCCATGTTTTATAGCACACTCTAAATCTTTTTTCCAATTATCTAAATGATATAAAACACCCCAATGAATAACGATATCAAACTTTCTTTTTAGATCCCATTCTTCTTCTTGATTTAATTGAATTACTTCTTGATCTGGCATTAGATTCTTCATAGAATCAACAAGTTCTTTTCTAGCTTCACAAAAAGTAACTTTAGCTCCCCATTCAATAAATTTTCTTCCTATATGCCCTTGACCACATCCCAATTCTAATATTGTTTTACCTGAAAAGAATTCTTTTCCAAAAATTTTTTCTATTTTATTTAATCTAGTTGTTCTCCACAATTCATAATGTTGAAGATCAAAAACTTGAGGTGTAAATGCTTGTTCCATATTATTTGTCCATTTCTACGTAAGCACCTTTTGGTGTATGCATTAAAGTTTTGTTTATATTAAATTCTTTCCAGTTCAATCTCAGATTTTTTATATGTTGTTCTGAGATTACATGAGGACACAACAAATCTGTTTGTGCATATAATTCAGAAATAAAACAAATTATCTTAGTAAAGAACAACATCTGTCCTACACTACCGACTTGCATCATATCACCTGTACCTTGACCCAAATGATTTCTGTGTGCCATCGTATAAAATGTTCCCATTTCAAATTCAGGAAGATCCTCATGAAACACCATATCAGGCCGCATACGAATCACCAAATCATAATTGCCTTGTAACTGTGCCATATGTTTTTCAACCAAAGAAAAACCTTGATGCATCTTATAATACATTGATAGTATATTTTTAGGCCTATGTGCAAAATTTTTAAAATAGGTTCCACAATGTTCGAAGTGTTTGTTGAAATCGTTCCAATATTCTTTTACAAAGTATAAAGGATTGTAAGCATCAATAACATCTTGATCTACTATTTCTGGAGTACCTTCAAAGAAACCTTTTTCATTTTGTTTATCACCTGGAATCCACCAACCTTCTTCGTCCCACGTATGAATAAAAATATCAGGTTTATATCGATCAATAATTCTTTCTTTAAAATTTGGAAACACTTGTTTCCAACATCTCAAATGTCCGGTCAATACAACAGCAGTTCTCATAGATAATTTCCATTTTGTTTATATATTAAATTTTTAAAATTTGAATTAAACTTTGGTCGTCTACTAGCAAATAAAGATAATTTCATTTATTTTCCAAAAAATGTTCAAAGTCTGTTGATACAATATTCACTGCATTTTCATCTAAAAAAAATCTTAAAGCATTTTCTTGATGTATTGGAGCTTTACCCTGATAAAATATGTCATCTAGTGAATCATATAAAGAACAATATATTTTCATATTTTCATAATTTCCAATTGCAAATTGATCATTAAATGGTTTAATAAGAGATGTGTGAGTATATTGCATATTTTTTGGTACGTACAAATATTTACTAACATAGTAATTTTTTAAATTTATTTTTTTACTTATTTTACCATCAACTCTAAATCTAATATACGAACAATAGTTTTCCGGTATAAAAGAAAAAACATTTTTTAAACCATAATGTTGTTTAAAACATGATTCTATTATTTTATCTATAGACGAATTATCCGATAATCTAGGTACAATTTTATCTCTTGATGGTTCAGGAGTTTGAATTAAACATTTTATTTTATATCCTTCAGGAATATTATTGAACATTTTTTTGTAAACAGTATCATAAACAAAATCATTTTCCCACATATAAAAATATAAATCTATAAAGTCATCGTGTTTAATAAGATTTAAATTTTCTAAAAAAAATTCACCAAATCTAGGAAGCCCAGAACAAAACATTGCAGCTTTCATGGTTCTAGATTTTGTAGTTTTCTAAAAAATAATTCAAATCTTCAGGTGTTCCAATTCCCCACATTCTTTCGATATGTTTAGTTCTGATCTTCTTACCATCGGCAATAGCTTCATTGAATACAGGACACACATAGAATTCGTTATTGACTCGAATATTTTTCCGTATCATCTGTTCAGCATATTTCACATAGTCACTTCCTTGTTTCCAATAATAAATACCAACGGTTGCAATATTGGAAATAGGTTTCTTTTCAGCGACTTCAGATACAAATCCATTTTCATCTAATTTAGCAAACGACCATTTAGGATGGGTTGCTTCAAAAGTGACGATACCACCATCAATACTGTCAGCGGTAAATGCATATAAACATTCATTAGAATTCCATTCAACAAATTGATCTGAGTTTGCCATCAATAGAGGTTCGTTGTTATTGATTAATTCTTTGGCCAATAGTGTTGTACATGCAGCACCTTCAGTAATACCATCAACTTGAATGATATCACAATCTGGTGCGATTAGATTCAATAGTTGTTTTAGATTATATTTTTCGTAGTGTTCTTTTTGAACAATGAAAATGAAGTGTGCATCAACATTTAAATTATCAACCACAACTTGAATCATTGGTTTTCCACGAACTTCAATCAGTGGTTTAGGAAAAGTATAACCAGCTGCAGCGAATCTACTACCTGCGCCAGCCATAGGTATCAATACATTCATCTTTTTATTTCTCCATGGTATATTTGTTTTCTTGACACCATTTAGTATATCAATAGCATCTTGTATCTTGTCACTTGTTAAGTCGAAAGAATCTTTTAAAGGTATCAGGTGAGCACCAGAGTTTAATGCGCCTTCTCGACCAATATGACTATCTTCAAAAATGACTGTTGTTTTTGGTAAAGCATTTAAAACAGTCATGCATTGCCAATACATTTCTGGATAAGGTTTTGGTCTCCTTACGTCCTCATTACTAACAAAATAATCTACATATTCTAACACACCTATAGATATTAAAGCAAGCTTTACCGTTTCACGTATAGAATTACTGGCAACAGCAATCTTTATACCTTGTTTTTTTAGTTCGCTGAAATACCGTACTAAGTTAAGACTTTTAGGAAATTGTTTAATTAATTCAAAGGTAGCAGCCTGTTTATCTTGCCAAACTTGATCATAAACACTTGTTGGTAGACCTTTTCTTTCGGTCAACATCTCTAGTTTTCTTGTAGTATTTAAACCATCGAAAACACTCAAGTGTTCTTCACGTTGAATTACAAATTCTTCACCAATCTTTAGTAGTGCATCATTAAGTGCATGATAATGCAGTTCTCTAGATTCAATTAAAACTCCATCTAAGTCAAATATAATTAGTTTATTTCGCATCACGATGTACCTTATTATGTCTTACTATACTTTTTCCGTTACAAACATATCTGTATCTGTGTCTCACCCTTAGAGACCATTCAACATCGTCTGATTGACCCCATCCAAGTTCTTCATTGAAAGGATTATCAATAACTAATTGTGTTTTAGCTACAGTAAAACCGCCAGATTGGTACATATAATGTACATGACTCCAATCATCATAATTTAACGATGTATATCTAGGAAAGATAGGAGAATCCCAAGTAACCCAATCAGTAAAGTGTCTTTTACCATTAATTAGAAATTGAGAACAGGAACAAATATCCCAATTATTACCAAATTCTAAGAAATTATTATACCAGTCTTTATCAAAAACAAAATAATCATGCATCAAAACTATATTTTGATAATTGGCTGCTCGAGCTAGAAGATTTTTCTTTCTTGTAATCCATCCAGGTTTAATACTATCTTCGAACCAAATATATCTTTCTTTTTCTGCACCTTCTCTTTTTTGTTCACCAATTATTAGAACTTGATAGTTAGGTATTTTCAGTGCATGTATAGAATCGATTACTTCTCTTAGTTGAGTTTCGTTATCATACTTTGTAAGTATGCCAAATGTAAAATCCATTATACTAACCTCATTATATCATCAACAGTATTTTTAATCATGTGATTCAGTGTTACATACTCATAAGCATTTTCTATCTTCTCTTGGTTTACACCATCAAAATCAATTAGGTATTCTCTAAGTTGATTATCGTTTTCATAGGTAAATCCAAACTCTTTCATTAAGTTTGCGCCAGCGATTCTACGAGATGCCCAAGGAGTTTTATTTAACATAGACTCTAATAATACTAATCCAAAACCCTCACTGAACGAGTGCATAATATAGAGGTCGGCTTCTTTGATAGCAGATAAAACTTCGGAACGATCATTAAGCATCATTGGTTTAACAAACTCAGATTCCTGTGGCATAATATTGTGTCTATTATCATACCCAGTTAAAACTAAAGTCGCATCTGTTCTTCCAACTTCATCAAAAACTTTTACAAGTTCTCTCATAGCTTTATTTGGCCAGAATCCACCACAAGAGAGAAACATATATTTTGTTTTTATATTATATTTTTCTCTAAAGCCTGGAAGTCCTGTTGATATCTTATCATCAATACCATGTATAACACGAACACATTTATTCATCTTGTTATGTTTTTTCAACAAATCATAATCTTCTGGTGCAGAACATCCAAGATACTTTACTTGGTCCATAGCGTGCATGTAGATAGGACTTTCAGAAGGCTTTATGATCATGAAAAGAATAGGTGAAGGTATTCTTTGAGTATTTACTAAAACAAAATCTTGGAGTCCAACATCACCACCATGAACGATGATTAAGTCAAATATTTGTCCTAAAATATTTGCATCAGAAGTTACACGAACACCATTTAAATCACCTTTGTGTTCACCAGTAAAAACCCAAACCTCATGTCCTCTCGAAACACATTCTTCAGCCATATCACGTACATAGTTTTCAGAACCACCAGGATAAGGAGCATAACGATGTACTACAAATAATAAACGCTTCATGCAAATTTTTCCTCAATCACTTTCTTCATTTCTGGAACACGATCATATTGATGTACAATATAAAATTCTTGTCCAGTCGATGTTGTCACAATACCATTTTCAAATTTTGGTTTTGGTTCTAGTAGTAAAGGGTCGAACTGCGCCGCTTTAGATGGATCACCAGTTGTACCAAGTTGAGCTGCCCAACCTTCTTCTGAACGAGTGTACTTACTCAATGAAGTATAAGGATTTTGACCGATCAGAAAGTTGAAGGTAGACTGGTCACAAATAGGAATTGGACGATTTAAACAAGACACAAAAATGTTTAGTGCTAAGTCACGAATAGCATACCCATGTCCAGCTAAAACTCCAACATTAAATATTTCATTGTTTTTAAACTGATCGTAGATATAAGGACCAAAAGTTTCTTTGAGATTTTGATCACCCCAAGGTTCGTCTTTATAACGAATACTCTCAGAAGCAAAAATTAAATTTTTATTGACACATTCTTTTTCCAAAAATTCAATTGGATTTTTTTGAAATACCACATCTTTAACATCTGTAGTAATTACATAACGATAATCTCTATCTTTGAGATAATTATATATGTGTATAAATCTTTCAGTATGTACAGGCATGTTAGATGAATGAGTTAAATTACCATCATCATCTTTATTAAATCCTATCACACCGAAACCAGATTCGGTAACTTTATTTACAGTGTCTTTGTCACAATTCATAAGAATCATGACCTTATCACCCTCGAAACCGGATTTATTGATAGAGTTGATCCAATACTTTAATTTGGACCAATCGTAGTTGGTGGAACATCCTATAATCAAATCACGCACAATCATTCTCCTTAAATAATTATATATTCTTTATATATTTCTTAAACCTCTGAACTTTTTGACCAGGTGTATCTTCTATATATTTACGTGTGAGTTCTGGTCTACCCCATTCACCCGCGCCGGCTTTAGAAACAAATTCTTGTTGTTCATTCATTGACTTGAACATCTGTATTCTTGATTCTTGTTTCTTAACCCATTCTTCAGATGGTTTACCTTCACCCCTATAATAAGCGAGTGGTCTTTGTGTTTTTTTGGAGACTAAAGCCCACTTACCATCTACTTGTTTTAACATTAAGCTGCCTTTGCTAAATTTTTATCTTGATAATCTTTTATCGCTGCTTTGATTGCATCTTCCGCCAGAATCGAGCAATGAATTTTGACTGGTGGTAATGCAAGTTCCTCAGCAATTTGGGTATTCTTGATCTCCAGCGCTTCATCAATTGTTTTGCCCTTAACCCACTCAGTGACAAGCGACGACGATGCAATCGCCGAACCACAACCATACGTCTTAAATTTCGCATCAGTAATTACTCCATCATCAACTTTAATTTGAAGTTTCAATACGTCACCACATGCAGGCGCACCAACTAGTCCTGTGCCAACGGTTGAATCGCTCGTATCCATTTTACCAACATTACGTGGATTTTCATAGTGATCCATTAATTGATTTGAGTATGCCATTTTTATTCACCGGTTTTCTTAAACATTCCCATTACTTTCGCTTGCAAATTTTTTGCAAACTGTGGTTGTGGAAAATTCCAACCAATAAATGCACCCAATAACAACCAGAAAAGTGTTTCTAACATAATAGTCTCCTTTATCCTCTTGTTAGTTTTAAAATTTTTTGTATTTGATCTTCGACCAATTTTTTTCTATTCGGCCAATATATGTATTCTTTGTCTGCGGTCTGCAATAACTTAGTAAAAAAAGGTAATACTAATTTTTCTACCTGTTGAAGTCTTGCTTGAAATTCTTCGGCAGTATCAGCCTTCTCATTTATAACTGCGTTATATTCTTCTTCAGATACAGCAGAAAAACCAAAATCATCGTCACCATACTCTTGCAATATTTTATTTAGATCATAAGCCATTATTTACTCCAGTTCTTTGCGGCATTAAAGTTTTGTTGTGAAAATTCCATCCTATCAATAAGTTTTAATGCGCCGCCACTCAATCTATCGACTGCAACAAAACCTTCTGGTCCTGTAATCTTAAAACCATCTTCAGTATTTACAAAAGTATTTACTGAAGATTTTATAGATTCCAATTTTCTAACTATCATTATTTTAGCATCTACAATTAAATTCATTAGATCAAATATTGCCGCAAGTTGTGATGCGTTACTTCTATAAAACCTAATCAGTTCAGACTTCTCTGCAATTCTTTTTTTCTTTGTATCTTCTTTCTTTGCAGCGAGAATCTCTTTATTTAATTTATCTTCCACCCAACGAATTAGTTCTGTCACATGAGTTTTCGTATTGGTTATTTTTTGGCCAGCTCTTACCTTGGTATTATTAAATGTTTTAATTTGTACATTTAAAACTTCTGAGGAAGATATTCTATTTAAAACTAAAGGATTAATTGTTTGAAAAACTCGGCCTGCCTGTGATAATACATTTGTAAGTAATTTAGTTTCGGTTTCAGTAAATGTTGCAGTGCCGGAAGCATCAACAAATGAAGCATCTCTAAACCAAACATCTTTTGTTTGTTTTAAATTACCAATATCAATATTAAAAGAAGCTTTCAATGTATCCATAGTTCTACCGGAGTATGACGTATGAAAAACAATACCCATCTGAGCTGCCATCATCTTTGAAGCCATAATAGAATCAGTAGGCACAGCGTAAACAATTGTATTAGGTTGAAAAGTAATATATGATTCACCATCTATACTTTGTTTTTGTATATCACCTTTAGAAAATAACATATCTCCTTGGAGTATACCTTTAATTTCTAATTTAGATAGAAAGGCTAATGCTATTTTTAATTTTTCATTTAACCCTCCACCAGGATGATTGTTATCAATATCGTCATCGGTATAATTTAATTTACCTTCTTTATTAAAGACTGATTTGGTGCCAACAAAAAACTTTCCATTTTCTGGATTAGTACCACAAATTACTGCTGGAGCTCCATCCCATTTTGTGGTTACATTTACTTTTGATTGAGAATGTCCTGCTAACATATCACGTAATGCACGAAGAAAATCAATAGACTCTCTTGCACCTTTTACTCCACGATTTAATACATTATCTTCTAAATGTTCTAAGTGAAGATTGGCGCCTTCTTTCTTAGATTCGGTTAAATATTCTGAGAATTTCATTAGCTATACTTTATAAAAATACTACTATTTTTAGTAGCAGATGATCCGTATTCGAATAACCATTTAACAACTTCATTTTCTTTTTTTTCTTTTAAAATCGTGTAAACATAATGTATACCTAAAAACTTTGACATCCACCAGGTTTTATCTTTCTTCTGACATATCATCGCTTCAGTCATCAAATCTTTTACTGGTTTTTTACTCTTACTCAATTCTTTAAACATTGTAGCAAATTCTTTTAAAATTTTATCATTTGGTTTTTCAATATGTGTGTTGAATGAAGAAGGTATCATTAGTTTACTTCTTGCTATTCCAGATTCTAATGCAGCGTTCATTACTATACCACCACCAATTTTTCCACCTGCTGCTGTTTTACCTTTAATTTCTCCTTGCCAAGAACTAGTCACTGGACGGCTAGAAAAATTTCTTAATTGTATTTCACCTTCTTTACCTTCGGACTTATACTTCAAATATATGTCTTTTGACCCAAACATATCTTCACCTAGTTTATAACCATTCCATTCGGCAATTAGTGGTTTACCATCATTAAATATCTTTGAATGTGCGTCACCTTTAGGTACTAATTTTAAAGAAATACCAATTAGATTTTTGTGTGCAAATTCATCATAGATATATCTGTTGTAATCCCTAAGTGTTGGCCAATCTTTTTCAAATTTAAATCCTTTTTTTGCCATCCAAATATCAGCAGGATTCCATTTGTCATCTCCAGTTAAGCCACTTTCTTTTCTAAATTTTCCAAATTCTTTATAGATGTCATTTACTAATTTACCTCCACGATAAAACATATATTTACCTTGAGGTTTAACATCTTTAAAAATTTCATTAGCTGTGGTTATTACACTGTGATACCAATTTGCATTTAAACCTTTTAAACATTTATCCAAAGGTCTATCACACTCAGCATCACCAATTGTTTTTTCAGTTATCTCTGTAACATCAGTCAATGGTTTACCAAGAAATTGTCTGGTAGCACATGCATAAGCTTGTAAACTTTCTGCGAGAGCCGTAACCTCTGCACCTGCGCCTGATTGTCCTTCAGCCATCTAATACTCCTGTTAGTTTTAGGAGTATTTATCCTAACACGGTTACCGAATTATGTCAATCTCTTTTTCGCCTGTCCAGACCTCTATTTCTGATCTAAGTCTATTCTCAGTCTTTAGTGTTTCAAAACGATTAACAGCTTTCTTTCTCCACCACTCAATAACATTCTTTAGATGAAACTTTTCGTAGTTTTCACCTGCAATCAGTTTAGTTGTTTTTCCATTAACATAATCAACCATATTACTGAATCCGTAATCAGAGACATAATATCTTTTCTGTTCGTTTAGATTCTTCGCATTTTCAATCGTTCGTTTAAACTTCTCACCTTCTGGTGTACCTCTCAGTATGACATTGATGTGTGACACCATGGCGTTCGATATCTTCAACTTCCTACTTGATGCACCTTCTGGTACCAACGGTTCACCAAGTATATTTTCCATATACTCTTTCAGATTTGTATATGTTTCACCATGTAACATAGGAAGAAAATCACTATCAGTTAAACCTTTGTATCGAATATAAGGTTTCATACCATCATACTGTGATACTGCCTTTGTTGAACCATATAAACTTGTTGTCTCGAACAAACAAGTTGTCATATCATATTTCTTATTCAGCATTTCACGAACTTCATGTGTCGTGCATATTGCAGCCATCAATTTACCGCCGAGATAATTGTAACCAAATGGTTGTGCAGGTACAATAACAAAACCCATAATAGCGCAACGATTAAACAACTGTGCGCCACCATCAATTTGTGTGAACACTTGACCTAACATTTCGTTTCTTGGTTTGCAGTTAATCACTGGTGATCCAAGGCGAATAAAACCTACCCACTTATTTGTTTTCTTTTCTAAAACAGCAAGTCTCAAACAACGACCAGGTATACTAGTCATATTTGAATGAGAAGAAATCATATTCAAATAAATGTCCCACCTTTCTTGTGGTAATTCCATTACTTCGAATTCCATATCAGCAGGCGACATATTGAAGTTTGTAAACAAATCTTCTTCGGGTCCCATGCCAGGCAAAACAAATGGCCTTTCGGCCATTGAATTTAATTTCTGTTCTCTCATGTACTCATCAATTCTACTGAATCGATCAAAGTAGTCCGAGAAAACACTCGCACAATAAACAGCTTGTTCTTTAGTTAGATTCAACTTTTCCCCACTTAATTTTTAACCAAACACGTTCATGTAAATAATGTAACACTGTTAAAATAATATTAATTATAATTGCAGCGTTAAGGCCTGACCATATAGCTGTTATGATAGTAGCGATTATTCGCCAAACTACAGCTCTAACTATTGTTCTACTATGAGTTTCTGTCACACTTTTAATCCACCAAAATTTTTATTAAATTTACTTTCACGATTACCAAATGTGTTTAATGGAGGACTATCATCAGGTTGTCCCGAATCTGCAATACCATTTTGTGCATCAGGTTCAGCATCATACAATTTCATTTTCGATCTATCAATACCAATCACAAATCGTTTGAATGAATTAGGATCACCATAACGATTCTTCAATTGCTTCACCATAATTTGATTCAATTGTTCTAGTTCTTCAGTACTGATAAGTGCAAACATAAAGTCAGCAGTTGCAGGCAAACCAAAAGATTCGGAAGTATCTTCAAGACCAGGATCAGTATTTGTAAAACCGGAACGAGTTGTTTGTGTAGCAGAAACAATCGGTACAGCAAATTCAACAGCAAGACCTCTTAGTTCTTCAGCAATTGCTTTAATATAAGCATAACTGTTTACATTAGCACCAGGCTTAATTCTAGATGATGCACAGATGTTCAGATAATCAATAAAGACAATATCTGGTTTAAAACTCTTTTTCAAATGAAGTTCATTCAATAGAGCTCTGAAGTGTAGCGATGATGCAGCCGCTGTTGGATATTCTTTGATAATTAATTTACCATTGAGTTTAGTTTTCAGATGATTAAACTTTCTTCCATAATCATCTTTTGTCATGGTCTTTAGTTCATCCATACTGACATTCAAAAGATTTGCATCAATACGTTCAGCAATCTTTTCTTCAGCCATTTCAAGTGTAATATACAATACGTTCTTACCTTGCGATAGACAAGAAGCTGCAACGTGACACATGAACAAGGATTTACCAACACCAGTACCAGCAAGTGCAATATTGAGGGTTTTAATTGGTAGACCACCTTTAGTGATCTTATTAAATAGGTCTAAATCGAATGGTAGTTTTGTTTCTTGTTTGTGATAAAAATCATAACGAGCATCAGAATCATTTACATAATCGTGACCAATATGATTATCGAAAGAAACAGCCAAAGCATCACTTAGAAGTTTTGGTATCTCACCTTTTGATTTATTATCCTCACCATTCTTATCAAGAATGGAAACGGAATTCATGATTGCATTATAGATAGCCTTATCTTGACAAAACTTTTCAGTCTGGTCGATCAACCAATCCATCTCCGACTTTTCATTTTTATCACTGTTTAATTCTCTGAGTAAATCAACACAACCATTCACTTCGACTTGCGTGAGTTTTTTTGATTCGGTAAAATCAATCAATAGAGATTCGTATGTTGGAAGATTTTTATATTCTTCAACATATGTTTTTATTTCTCTGAAAAATTTACGTTGATTATTTTCGGAGAAATATTCTTCTCTGATGAATGGCAATACTTTTCTTGTATAGTCCTCATTGAAAATCAAGTTCTTCAGAATGACGTTTTCTAGTTGTTTCAAGTTTTTTTGCCTCAATTAAGATATAGTCTTGGAGTATGTCACCTAGTATTGTAACAAATTCTTGATTATTTGTCAAGTGTTCCTCGGCAAAATTTGCATATTCAATCACATGGTAATTAAATTTTAACCTCGCAAAACCCTCATCTTCAAAGAATTGGGTTTGCGAGTAGGTGACAGTTACATTTTGATATTTACCACTGAGTATGGTAAAATAGGTATTCTCATCTCTAATGTCGATGGAATATTCAGGCCGCTTCGTCTGTTTGGAATTCAGGAGTTTCGTTATCATCTCCCAAAATGCTGCTATAAGTGATTTCATATCTCTTTCTCACATATTCTTTAAAAGATTCATTTGTAAGAATATCAGACCAAAACTCTTTTGTTTGTGTATCACCAAATCGAACCTTATCTAATATCTCACCAGTTGCTTGATCAACTTTTGCATACCAACCATTTGATGGTTTAGAAACAAAATTTCCTTCAAGTGCGATGTCAAGTAGACCAGAGTATTTCTGAATACCACCATCAAATGAAACAGTGATTGGAATTTTAGATTTTTCACGAACGTATCTGGACTTTTCAATATTAATAATAAAATTATATCCAGTAATTTCTGTTCCGGTCTTTTCTTGTTGACGACCAAGAATCCAAATTGTATCTGCTGAGTAGTAAGAACCTGTGCCGCCACCAACGATGTCTTTCGGGAACATACCAATTTCTTTGTAAGTATGATTCACAACAACCATTGGAATATCTTTGATTGTTAAGTGTGGTGTTACCATTCTAAACAGAGATTTCATTTGTTTAGCTCTAGTCATATCAGCAACAGATTTACCTTCTAAAGAATCTTCAATTTCTTTTTTAGATGCCAAGTTGCCGATAGAATCAAGAATAATAATGACCCTATCACCTTTACCAATATTTTGTAATTGATTCATAATATCATGTTTCAATTCTTCAACATCTGTAATTGGTGTGTGTAAAACTCTGTCTGTATCAATGTTGAAGGTTTCAAAATATTTTTGTGGTGTGCCGAATTCAGAGTCGTAAAAAAGTACAACAGCATCTTCATATTTTTTCATATAAGCTGATGCCATTAACAACGCAAAGGCTGTTTTAAAATGTTTCGATGGTCCAGCAAACATCGTAAGACCAGGTGTCAATCCACCATCAAGTGAACCCGAAAGTGCCACATTAATCATAGGCACTTCCGTTTGAATCATATCTTTTTCTGTAAAAAATTGAGACTTCGCAAGAATAGAAGTCTCTTTTATCGTTGAACTTTTTTTCAATTTTTCCAATAAACTCATGGCATTTCTCCAATATTAACAATCTTTGATTTAGGTATTACTTCATTATCATCTTTAGTAAACAATTCTACACTAGGCGCTGTCGAATTGTCAATCTTTTTCTTTTTAATTACCTTTTTGCTTTCAGTAGGAGTTTCTCTATTCTCTCTTAATTTTCTATACGTTTGATTTGAAGCTACCAAAAGAAGAATTGCAAGAGGATCAAAAACAACAATAATGATCATTATAACTGCACGTACAGCTTTATCTATGAAATTTGGAT